TACAAGACTGTGCTTTTGATTACTCACTTGGATAGTCTCAAAGATATTGCCGATATGACTATTGACATTGAACGTCAAGATGGGTATGCATTTGTCTCTCAGTAAAATCTGGCAGTGGATGAACAACAATATGTACAAGACAGTATTTGTCTTGACGTTCGTCTCCGACTTTTGGGCTAACTGGTATTCATATGCCATTGTTCACGACTGGATTATATTACAAGCCTTCTTGGGAGCAGCACTCCCATTTATTAATTTACCAGGCGTTCTATTCTTTATAGACCACAAAGATATGGGCGTTAGGTTGCGGCTGTGTGGAATTGCTTCCCTGGGTATGGTGCTGGGCTCAACAATGATGTTGTTGATGATCCGTGCAGGTTGGGGTGTTGGTGTAGATGCAATCCCCTAAGATCCTGATCAGTTCTTGTGTGTATGGAAATGATGTAAGGTGGAACGGTAGTAACCGCCGATGCCAACACATTCACGATTGGGCAAAAGAGAATGGCTATGAACTTGTACCTATCTGCCCAGAGCACGAACTGTTTGGAACACCCCGCTCAACTATTAGACTACGAGCAGTTGATGGTGAGGTAAAAGCATTTGCGGGCAAGAAAGAGATATATTCACAACTCCAAGAGAAGAGCGAAGAGATAGCCCAGCGATACGATGATGTTGTAGGGTTTATTGGTATAAGTCGCTCACCGACTTGTGGACTCGCAGCAGGCGTAAAGGACTTAGGTAGGACAATAAAGGCACCAATGCATCAGGCCATGGACTGCCCAACCACAGAGATTAGTTCAATGAACACCGAGGCAAACAGGCAAAGGTTTCTGGAAAGAATTAAAAAGTATGAGGGACGGTGATCTAGTCAGGTATAGAATATGCACTTGGCACGTTGAGCCAAAAGAATATACTGACTGGAAAATTGGACTACTATACAAATATGACAAGTTGATGAAGATGGCAGAGATCGTAAGCCCAGAGGGTGAACTGATTCGTATCCGTGCAGCAGATGTACAACTTGTACAAAGGGCAAAATAAAAACAAATTTACTTGACTTCTACTTTATCCGTGGTACTATAAATTGTAAGGGAGATAAGGTTATGAGAAAAGTTGGTAAGATGAAGATTACAGAGCTTCTTCATTTGATTGTGGAGTTGACTGACCCGTCCATGTCTCGCATGGAAGCGTGGAAAGCGGTTGCTGCTGAGGTGCCACAGATGGACTGGGAAAGCTTCAAGCGCATCCAGCCCCTGGCGGAACGGAAACGCAAGTGAGCAACGAGTGGCGCAAAGAGCTTAGAGTGGGCGACCTCGTTATGATGAGGTCGGACCATATGGCTATTATTACAAAGGTCTATATGCAAACTTCTGATTCGGAGTATCCTCATGTTAAGTTGCGGTATACCGATGATGATAGCAATGGCAGTTGTAGTTCCTGGCGAGTCAGGGAGGTGTTGAGTGAGAGTCGGTGATTTGGTAAGAGCTTTAGGTTTTGACATGAGTAGGCTCTTTTTAGTCTTAGAGGTTAGAAATGATCAAGGTTGTGAAGAGTTGAGGCTTCACTGTTCAGAGAATCCTTTTCTAGAGCAAAGCTGGTCTAATGCTGATTTCTTTGAGGTAGTATAATGCAAGCAGGTGATTTAGTAAAACGACAAAAGGGATGGATGGGCTGGCAGAAACAACAGCTTGGGCTCGTACTCTGGGTAGACCGAGCAGTTGTCAAGGTTCAATGGTCTGACGACTATGGCAGTTTTGCTCACCCTATTACGTCATTGGAGGTGATCAGTGAAGCCAGGTGATTTAGTGGAACCCGACTGGAGTTTCCGTGCTCACGCCAAGCCAGGCGACAACACGCTAATTGATCGTCAGCTTGGACTTGTCCTATCTTATCCCGAAGTTAAAAACCACGGCACAACCTGTGTAAAAGTTAATTGGATTGGCCACGACTTGGAAGAATACTATTCTGTCCATCATCTGGTGGTGGTCAATGAGGCCTGAATTTAGATTTAATATTGGTGACCTAGTATCATTCACATCTCGTCGTCTAGCCGAGGAACATGTTGACGACGTTGTTCTTACGGGTATTGTCATCAAACAGCGGTTTGTGTTTACCGCCGATAATCGGTTCCTAATCAAAACTCCAGAGAAAGATTACTGGGTTCCAAGGCCAGCCTTAACTTTAATTTCCACAGCAAATAAATAATATATTTTCTTGACAAACACTCTATCCATGGTATTATAAATTGTAAGGATAGAGTAATATGAAGTTAGGAACATTAGTACAGTTTGCTGCCTATGGTGCTGTCATGGATACTGGGTATATTTCTAAATACGATGACGACCCAGAGTTCATGTGGGTCGAGTGTGTGAAGATGGGTCCTCAGCGAGTACGCAAGGACCACACTCTGTTGGAGGTGATCAGTGAAGGAAGGTGATCTGGTTCGGCACCTTATGGATGAGCAACTGGGAGTTGTTGTTCTCGCTTGGGGTGTGATGGATGTTGTAGAGGTGCTTTGGGACGATGGGGAAACCAGGGGTCAGAACACCTGCGAGTTGGAGTTGATCAGTGCAGCTAGGTGACTTGGTGCAAATAAAGCACAGTGGAAAACTTACCATTGTAACAAAAATCCGTGAGATCAAAGGCCGTGTGGCATACTTTCATCTGGACGGGTTTAGTCCGCAAAGAGTATTTTATCGTGACGATATTAGGGTGATCAATGGGTCTTAAGCCAGGTGATTTAGTTCGCATCAGAAAAACAGCAATAGATCATTATTCGACGAATTGGTTTATTTGGCACGCTGAACATATGACACCGCTTCTTGTTGTCGAGGAGCTTAATAGGAGTTACGTTAGGGTGCTGAAGCCAGATGGTGACACTGTTCACATGCATCAGGACAATTTGACTAAGAGGATGTGGTGATGAATCCACTTTATATTAATTACAAGGTAGGAGATCTGGTGGTTAATCCTCTTAGTGGTGTTGTAGGTGTAGTCACTACCCGCAATTATTGGGTGCAAGATGAGTACCTCGCTACTGAAGAAGAGGTTGTCGATGTTATGTTTGGCGCAAGTATTTCTAAACAATACCCAGTAAGATATATCGAGAAGTTAAACTGATGACCAACAAAGAAGAAGAAAACCTAACTCACGGTACACTACTTCGTGTAGTAGAACATTGCCGTCATCATGCGTCCGTTAAGAGGAATGGTGAATACGGTTTTATTGTTCCCAGAAAGTCAGGCAGAGGTTTTCTTTGGGATGTCATGTATCCAAACGGTGAGCGAGTTATGTTTGTTCCAAAAAATTGGGAGGTGGTCAGTTATGCATAGGGTAGAGAAAAAGCAGCAGCCTGGAACTCTTTTGCGGTCTCGCATGAGTCGAAACTACGGCAAGTTAGCTTTGGTCCTAGCTAAATCTTATGCTGGTCCGAAACCAAGCAATGGATACCCGCCTCGCCGCTGGGTGAAAATGCAATGGTGCTCAACTGGCGAAGTGTTTGAAGAGTCATTAGTAAATGTAAATAATTGTTGGCGTATTGTAGAATAGTGTGTTATACTATTTGTGTGAGGGGGTTGTATGGCAATCATGCCAAAGTTCAAGCCAGGTCAGTTAGTTGAATATTTTGTTAACGATGACTGTACCATGCTGGGTCTAGTCAAGACCACTCGGGCTGCTCCACGTCGTGGCTCACCAGTCTTTGTGCTGGTAGAATGGTGCGGCGATGTAGATCAAAAAGAAGAATATGTTCCACAGTCAAAACTAAGATTGGTAGAAACCAAATGAATATCTTTGCTATCGAGGGCGATATTGAAACAGGCGAGATCGATTGGGAAAAGTCCGCCCACTCTCAAGATAACTATCGTGTTGTCAAGATGATCTTAGAGTCCTGTCAGATTCTATCTACAGTGCTCAACGAGCAGGGGCTCGACGCTCCCTACCGCTCGTTCAATCCTAAACACCCATCGTGTATGTGGGCTGCTGAATCTGCTACCAACTATATGAATCTTGCCTCGCATTGTCAGGCGATGATTGATGAGTACGAGCACCGATTCAACAAGACTCACAAATGTCAAGAAGTTTTGCACACACTGGTGCAGATGTTTGACCCTGAGTTGTTCCCATCTCTGGAATGCACACCGCTTCGCTTGGCTATGCCCGATGAGTTTCGGTCGGACAATCCTGTAGTGTCTTATCGCAAGTTCTATGCTTCCAAGCCACGCTTGCGATACCCAAAGGACAAGATTCCAGATTGGGTTTACAAATACCGCACTGAGCCCTTTGAGGTAGTCTAAACTTATTCTTTTGTACTATTTATGCTTGTAGGAGGACTGCAAGTATGCAAGAGAAATTAGACAAATTATTAGGCAAATGGGCCTCACGTAAACTAATCGTTTGGGGCACCGCTACTGCTTTCTTAGGATTGGGGATGTTAGCGAGCGACGATTGGGTTGCCGTATCTTTGGCTTACATCGGACTTCAGGGTGCTGCCGATATAGCATCTAAATGGAAGCATGGTAAATAAGCTAAAGTTCTGGTTTATTAAAACTGGCTGGAAAATACTGATAGCGGTCGTAACAGTGGCTGCTATTTGTTTATATCTTTACAAGCTAGTTAAGCCAGAAAATAACGCTACACAGGTGGCTGACAAGATTATCGAAAAAGCTCAAGTTCAAGTCGAAATTGCTACGATCAAAGGCGAATTAGAAAAAGATAAGATCGGAGCGATCAAAAAAATATACCAATCAAAGCTTAACAAAAATAAAGAAATAGTGGATACTAAGGAAAGATTAAACGACTTAGTTCGCCTGAGAGAAAGCTTAGACCTATGATTACAGGATTATTGCTGGTGTCTTTGATCATGGCACCAGTATCAACATTTAAAGATGTACCTGTTGTTACTGATATCGATGGTAAGGAGCACGTTGGTATTTTAGTTAGCGAAGAAAACTATAGAAAGTTTCTACAGCTTAAGATTGATACAGACGCCAAGATCGCTGAATGCAACGTAGACAAAAAAGTGTGTACGCAGGTACGAGATACATACAAGGGTTCTGTTGCTGAACTAAAAAAAGTAATTGAAAAAAGAGATAGCTGGTTTAGTAGAAACCGTGGTGTTCTTGGCCTGGTGACAGGACTAATGATTGGAACAGGATTATCCGTAGGGATAGTTCATGCTGTTTATCAAAAATGAAAAAAGACTACGATCACATAGCTGCTGTTGAAAAAGCAATTGCTGAAAAGTACGGCAAAGATGCTGCACAAGATATACGTGGTGAATGGGGCGATGAAAAAGAAAAAGAATATCTAAACCAAATCAGAAACATCAATAAAAACAAACGCACCCAAGAAAAGCGCACTACCAAGATAGCAGATAATACATTTATATCTGAAAAAGTTAGCAGGCGCAAAGATGAGCGCCAATGTCCAGTGTGCAAAACATATTCGTTTTCCATAAAAGACGACCTATATATGAATAGATTTTCTTGTTGCTATGAGTGTTATGTTGATTTCGTGGCTAATCGAGAAGATCGATGGAAAGATGGTTGGCGTCCAGATGACGATAGAATCCAACTAGCTATGCAGAGGAGAAAATAAATGGCTGCTGAAAATTTAGAAGTACTAAGAGGTTTGGCACAGGCTGCTGCCGATTCATATGATGGAGCTATTGACGAGGATGGTAATCCCGTTGAGATTGGCCTGAAAAGAGAAGATAAAAACCAATACAAGAAAAATGTGGCAGATGGATTTAAGGTGCGGTTTGCACATAACAAAGCCATCATCTCTTATCATAGTGAGGTAATGCTTAAGGAAGTGCATCCTAGAGCACAATTTGAGAACGAGATTGAGGGTGTATTTAAAGATATTGTAAAGCACCTAAAGAAACGTTATAGTCAAATTACCACCAACTCAGTTTCACTTACCGCAGAGGGTGATGCTGACATACACGTTCAAAATTTGTCCCGTCAAAGAACATTTGTTGTGGCTAAGAGGGTTTATAAAATTGGCTCGATCAAGGAGACCAATGCGGTTAACGCTGCTGAGAATGAATACTCAGGCAAAAGCGTTGAAGACAACATAAAGACTTTTATGGATCAATTCAAGAATCCTAAGAAGGCTGAAAACAACAAGGCACCAGCTAACCCAGATACGCCGAGTGCATAATGTCTCTCACCAAAAGTGAGGCTATGAAAGAGATTGTACGCTGTGGCAAAGATCCAGTGTACTTTCTTTCTAAATACGCTAAGATAACCGAGCCCATGAGGGGGCTCATTCCTTTTGACCTGTACCCTTTTCAGGCTGAGACTATTAAGGAATTTCAAGAAAATCGTTTTAATATTATATTGAAGGCGAGACAGTTAGGGCTGTCAACTTCTGTAGCAGGTTACGTCTGTTGGTTGATCTTATTCCACAGAAGCAAGAACGTTTTGGTGGTAGCAACAAAACTACAAAGTGCTACTAATCTTGTGAAAAAGATAAAACAAATACACAAACACTTGCCAGAGTGGTTGAAAATCGCCGATATATCAATTAACAATCGCACCTCATTTGAACTGTCTAATGCTTCTCAAGTAAAGGCTTCATCAACATCTGGTGACGCTGGTCGTTCAGAAGCATTGTCCCTACTGGTGGTTGATGAGGCTGCTCACGTTGAAGGCCTTGATGAACTGTGGGCAGGTCTATACCCTACCTTGTCAACTGGTGGTGCAGCCATCACGCTTTCAACCCCAAACGGTGTTGGTAACTGGTTCCACAAAACTTATATGGAGGCAGTCGAGGAGAAGAACGATTTTAATTATATTAATCTGCCATGGTCAATCCATCCCGATCGAGATATGACATGGTTTGAAAAAGAGACACGAAATATGTCTCGCCGTGAAATAGCACAAGAGCTTGAGTGCAGCTTTAACGCATCAGGTGAAACTGTTGTCTCGGGTGATGCGCTAGAAGCTATATTTAATAACTGTTGTGACCCCACTCACCGTGCTGGCTTTGACAGAAATTACTGGATCTGGGAGGAACCGCAACTAGGCGAAGAATATTTATGCGTTGGTGACGTGGCTCGTGGAGATGGTAAAGACTATAGCACTGTACATATTATCAAAACAAGCACGATGGAGCAGGTGGCAGAATACCAAGGCAAGCTTACGGGAGATATGTTTGCTCCCCTGATTACCGATATAGCAAGAGAATACAACAACGCCCTTTTGGTCATAGAAAACAATAAAGATTACGGAGTGCTGTCTAGGATAGAAGACCTAGAGTATGATAACCTTTATTATTCTCTGAAGTCTAGCCATGAATACATTGACCAGCTTACTGCACAAGTAAAGAACGGTGTGGCGGGCTTTACCATGTCGATGAAAACTAGACCGCTTGTCGTTGCCAAGCTGGAAGAATTTATAAGAAATAATATACTTACTATTAATTCTGTTAGGACTGCATCAGAGTTAAAAACATTCATTTGGCACAACGGCAAAGCGCAGGCAATGAGAGGTTACAATGATGATTTGGTCATGGCCTTGGCGATCGGATGTTGGGTTAGGGATGTAGCCATGACTGTAAACAAGAGAGATATAGAATATAGTAAGGCAATGTTGTCTGGTATTACCACAGCGGGAAGAACATTAAATACCTCTATACCAGGCATGAGAGAGTATCAACAAAGACCAAAAAGTGAACAAACCACCAAAGATGGTATAAAATATGACATCTCGTGGATATATAAAGGATAGATATGGCTGATAATAATCCAAGAAATAGACAATCACCGTTATTTAGAAGATTGACTCGACTCTTTAGTGGTCCAATAGTGACCTATAGGACTGGGAATGTCAAAAAGAATCGTGCCCCAAATTATGAAAAGTATACGTTTACATCCTCTACAGGGAGGGAGTTCAAGAAGAAAGAATATTATAATCCTTTCGAGGGTATTTATAGTAAAATCCTGAACACAACCCATAGAGATCAGAGATACAATGACTTTGATCAGATGGAGTACACACCAGAGATCGCATCTACCTTAGACGTCTATGCGGACGAGATTAGCACATCATCAGATATTTCTCCGATTGTACAGATTGACTGTATGAATGAGGAGATCAAGATGATTGTTCATACGTTGCTATACAATGTGTTAAATGTTGAGTTTAATATGTTTGGCTGGGCACGCAATTTGTGTAAGTATGGAGACTACTTTCTATACCTAGATGTCGATGACCAACTTGGTATAACAAACGTCATCCCACTTCCAGTTAAAGAGATAGAACGCATCGAGGGCACAGACCCAACCAATCCAAATTACGTCCAGTATTTTTGGCCTGGTGGCGGAGAGTCAGTTACATTTGAGAATTGGCAGGTCGCACACTTTCGTGTTTTAGGCAACGATAAGTACGTTCCCTATGGAACATCGGTCTTAGAACCAGCCCGTCGTATTTGGCGTCAACTTAGCTTGCTTGAAGATGCGATGATTGCTTATCGTGTTGTCCGCTCACCAGAGCGTCGTGTGTTTTATATTGATATTGGTAACATGCCACCTAACGAGGTGGAACAATACATTGAATCGGTCAAGACCCAAATGAAGCGAGCACAAATTGTTGATGAAGATACGGGTCGTGTTGACTTGCGCTACAACGCCATGAGCATTGACGAAGATTATTATATTCCAAGCCGTGGCGGGCAGTCCTCAAGAATTGAGACACTACCAGGCGGTCAGTTTACAAGTGCTATTGAAGATGTACAATATCTCCGAGACAAGTTGTTTTCCGCACTTAAGATTCCAAAAGCATATTTGGCACAGTCCGATAGCATGGAAGATAAAACCACACTAGCACAGAAAGATATTCGCTTCGCAAGAACAATCCAAAGACTTCAGCGGGTGATTATATCCGAGCTAGAGAAAATGATTGTTGTACATTTGTATACGCTTGGATATCGAGGTGATGATCTTACATCATTCAAGCTGTTTCTCAACAATCCGTCTAGAATTGCTGAGTTGCAAGAGCTTGAGCACATGAGAACAAAGTTTGAAATTGCGGGCAACGCAACAGAAAGCTATTTCTCTAGACGCTGGGTATACAAGAATATATTCAAATTAGATGACTATGAGAT